TCTAGCAAAGGTAACACTTATTTTTGACTGTTTTTGTTCGGGCTGATATGAACTCTTCTGATTAGCCATGATAGCTAACCCTGAGCTAATCGAGGCATCAAACTTTGTTCTATTGTTAATGTCAAACCTAGCCCAATCCTCAAGAGTTCTAGCGAAAGGCATTGAACCCATTTCATCAGAATCCCTATACGCACCACTCATATCTATACCTACATGCTTCTCTATGTAAGACTCAATAGCTGAGGCGTGTGACTGCTTTACATCTTCAGAAGAGTTGGGTATCCCCCCTAGCTCTTTCTCTGTTTTTGAAAGCTTGTTAAATACCTTGTCAGGCCTATTCATTGAGTAACCCCTGTAACCTCTATTCTTAAAGTGATACAGTAGTCTTGGCTTGTTGTTCTCACAAAGAAGTGGCATGCCATAGAATATACACGCCATCAAAACCTCCTCAAAGAATACCTCTGCAGTCTGTGGCCTAGCTATATACTCCAAAAAGAATTCATTGCTAGGAGCTTCATCCATGTTAAACTTAGTAAGCCCATGCAAAGAACCGTTAGACCCTTTACCCCCAACTGTTCCTGATATATCATACGAGTCACATCCAAATGAACCTATATGCTCGTTGCCCGGGTACTTGTTACCTCTCTTGCTTACAAACCTGTTCTGAAGATTCTTATTAGGAATCCAACTTACCAAGAACCTACCACGAGTATCGGGGCTAAATACAACCTCAGTATCTTTTACACCTCCTTTCCAATGAAATGAGCCACGCGTTACATGATGCTCTGTAATCAATGAATCGTTATAATCTATCTGCTGATATATTTTAGTAAGATTAAATAGTGACGACTTGCTCTCATCTCTAAAAGCGTGCGACTCTGTTCTAGGGAACTGTCTATAGAATTCATTTAAAGCGTCAGCGTCACTTTTAAGTGACTCAACCTCAGCCTCCCAATAATCTACCGCGCCATTACTTATCATCTCACCATCCACTCCTAGCACGGGCTTGTTAGGTTTTTTAAATACAGGCATACCGTATCTATCAATAAACCCCTCCATATTCCACTCCATAGGAATAAACAGGGCGTACATACCACTCTTAGTCTGCCCGTTGGCGTTCCTAGTATTTACATCAGAGTCTTCGTAAAGTTTCTTAAAGTTGTTACCACCCTTAGATAGTGCATTAGATGTAGAGCCCATCATACACTTACCGATAATCTTACTACCCAAACGTAGACACGTTTTTGTTACGCGCCAATTGTTTAAGATGTTATTCGGCTTAATCCATTTACCACTCTCATCATGTACTAGTAGTAATAACTTCTCACCATCATAGGAGTTGTCATCCGTATTCTTCCAATCTATTGTAGTATCCAACCCCTCAAGTTCCTCATCCTCTACGTCATACATATTCTTCTTAGTAATCTTAGATGCAGGGATTCTAAAGGCAAGTTCTGTCTTTGGTTTATCCATACCGTCCATGATTGGCTTAAAGAAGAAAGGTAGTCTACTGTTAATAGGCACAACCTTGTCGGTAAACATTTTTTTAGCATCCGACCCCGTCTTAGATAGTATACCTACCCTAGAGTCTTTTGCTAGCGTTCCTGTATTCACCGCCTCTGAGGACCCCATAAAGGAAAATCCTGAACGTCTTATCTTAAGGTATGTCATTCCAAAAGAACGCTTGTCGGCTTTTGACGCCTCCCAAAAAATAAAGAATATTCTGTTAGCTTCTCGATAGTCGGGATAACCTACATCTATACTAGTCCATTGTAGATACATATAGTGTGAACCTGTTATGTAGGTCGGGTCACCATGATTCATGAACCAATACCCCTCTTCCCTTCTATCAAACTCAGACTCTATATAATCAACCCACCTATCCTTAAAAGGTGATGGCATCTCATTCCATTGAAATATAGAGTTTATTTTTTGCAGTTCTTTTGGAAACTCTTCACGCTCCCAATACTGCTGTGATTTTGCATTATGTCTTTTATGACAATCCTTAGGTGCAGGCGGTAATCCTATTCGTAGCCCTGAGATTTCAACTACCTCACCTACCTGCCCTGTCTTAGAAATATTTACAAAGTCATACTCTTCGTTGTACCCATACAACCAACTTCGGCTACCATTCTTTTTTGATAGTGGCCTTGATGGAATGTAATCAGGGATAACACGATATAAGTTATTTTGACCTTCGTTCTGCAAATCCTTGTTTAGTGTCTGTTCTAGCAGGTCCTTTAGACTCTATATCTAGTGTTTCCTGCTCGCTATCAATTCTTTTTAATATCTCAAAAGCATCGAATATAGAAAGTTTTTTTGATGCCGCTGCGTTTTTTAACTTGTCTGCTGCAAGCTCATCCATTGGGTCAGGCTTGATAATATCCTCTTTAGCAACTTTAATTAGTTGCTTGACAGCTTTATATCCCGCCTCTATAATTTCCTTACGTAAATCTTTTGATTCCATACTATAGCTTCATGGTTACCTGATGGTCAAATACTCTATATAGGGTTTTATCATCCACCTTAAACTCATACTCGCTGTCAGGGCTGAAGGTAACCAAGTCACCTTCCTTTATATCCTTTGACTTTAAGTAGTCGTTAGGGTACTTAACACGTCCTATTAAAGGTTCGTACTTACAGGATTTATCTATAAAGGTTTCTACAACAGCTACAGGCTCTATAAAGCAGAACCTATCATGACTGTTCCACTTACCATCCTGCTTGTATAAATAAAATTGGTCGTTATCTACAAAAAATAAATCATCCTTAAAGTAACTCTTACCGCTTTTACGATTGCCTTTAATGTCGTTGTAAAACTTAAACACGTTATGGTGTACTAGTAGTATATCACCAATTTTTATGTTCCCTGTATATCCTACAGGTGTCTCAACAACAACAGCTTCTCGGTTAGAAAACTTATGGTCTTCCTCTGATGTACTAACTACAAACTCCATTCCACCAATGCTCTTAGTGTTTTTATATCTCTTCCCTTCTAAAGGGCGTACAATAAAATTAAATGGAGACTTCATTACGACCCACAGGCTTCACAGTCCTCGTCATCAATGCTGCAAGCATCAGGCTGTTCTTTATCTTCTAAGTTGTTTACCCACGAATCAAACGTATCTTTTGCTGACTCTTCTGATTTTTTAAGTTGCTCTAGGGCTTCTTTTTGGTCTTCGCTCATCTTAAAAATTTATATTGTACTCGATTGAAATTGGCATATTTGAATTGAACTCTTTCCAAAGAAGAACCTCGTCCTCTCTTTGAATCCAAACCTTTATAGATTGAGAATCCTTATCCTGTTGAATAAGGTGTATCTTGTGAGAGCCATTAAGTATGTCTTGCCCTACAAGGTAATGCATAGCACCCGACTTGTAATCAGGGCCTACAGATATTTTTCTAATATCCATAACTCTAGAATGTAGATAAATCTACTCTTCTCCAAGTGTCAGTAGCCACACATATATACAAGTGTGTTTCGTTTGCAGCAATCTGACCTATAGTCCCTGTTGATGTTACACTAGAAGGAACGCTAGCGCTATTAAATAAAGCTAACAAACTACCTATTGTAAAATTTTTAGTAGCATTATCTGCTGAAATCTCCGTACCTATTAACTTGTCTGTTAATTCTGCAGGAGCTGCTTGGTTATATGAGCTAATTCTTGGCATATCTTATTTTTTTTCAGAAGGCTTTACCTCCCCGGTTTTCATATCTATAACTGAGTCTTGACCGTACTTCTTTATCAATAAATCCTCGAAAGATTTTGACTCTTTCTGAATCATTGTAACCTGCATCATTAAAGCCTGCTGACGTAAGACAGTTTCTCCCAACTGCATCTTACATTCATTGTACTTCTTCATAGACTCTTGTAGCGTGTCTAACTCTTGTTGTTCTAACTTTTTCATTTGATTTAATTTAGTACAGCAAAGATACAAATTAATTTTTCATGGTTTACTTTTTAGAAGACCCACCAAAGAAGAAATCAATTATCGTATTTACCTTACTACTCATAGCACCAAACACTGTACTAATAAATCCTATCTCGTAATCTGAAAGCTCTAGTGTGTTAAGTACAAAGTACTTAAACATCGTGTAAGATAAAAAGAAATAAGCTGCTGTAAATATTATTGCTAATACCTTTTGTATAATAGCATCATCTTTATATATCTCTCGTGCACTATCTCGGTCTTTAACCTCGAGCTCAAACATTTCTTTTTCATGATTCTTAACAACCTTTTCAAATTGTTGCTTAAGCTGTATTCTTTCTTCATCTGTAGTAACTACTTCGTCAATAATTGTAGAAGCCTGTCCTACTAAACTTTGTATAATATTTTTTATCATAATGCTTTTATGTTATCGCTTGGGTGTCTGTAAGCCGTCTTGTTGTTGTCGTCTTTATAAGCCTCTAACACCTGCTTACGGTTTTTAGTATCACTGTAAGATATATGAATCCACGAGTAATCAAACTCATTAATCATTTGGTCGAACTCAATGTCATTATCTAAAATATAGTCGTAAATTTTTTTATTATCCATCTGACCTTTTGACCAATGTTGGATGTCAACCGCTTGACCCTTACAATGCTGACTGCGAGAGCTTCCGCCAATCGCCTCATTGAGTGTCGGGTTGCGATAACCACTACTAACCCTGATAGCACCAACCCCATCACGAACAGGCTGTACCACACCTCTGATAAGGAGTTGGAGATTCTTAAGATGGTCTTTCGTAGGTTCATTCTTTATCCCTAATCTTTTAGCTGTATTGCTATGCGTTATTTCAGACAATACAAAGTTCTTACTTAATCTCATCTACTTGATTTTTTGCTTGGGTTATTTCTAATTCTTTAACTACAGTTCTAAGGTAGTCTACGTCTTTTTGAAGATACGAAATTCTAAGGTCTTGTTTTGCGTCGTCAGGTAATGCACCCATCTCACCACGAGGCCATTTAATTCTAAACTCTTCGTTAAGCTGTACAGCATCTTGCATGCGAACTACGTCTAACTGCAACTGAGCTATCTCAGCAGTAAGAGTGAACCATATACCCGCCATAGACACTATACCTATAACGATACTAATAAGCGTCTTTATATCTAGATTAATCTTAGAGCCTTCCGATATGTTTAACTTATCTTCCTCCACAGTAAACGTAGCTTAATATTACTGTTGATAATACTACTGATGAGCAAATGGTAATCATTGTTTTTGAATTAACTTTTCTTTGATGAGTTTTATGTCGTCTTTCATTTCAGATACATCCTCCTGAGTAGACATAATTGTTTGACGAATTAGTTGGTCCTTCATATCAAACTCTATCCTTGTAATCTCAGGGTCAGTAGGTTTTGGCAGTTCACGTGCTTCTGCTATATCATTCTGCAGAGTGAACCACATTGCTACTAAGCTAAATATAAAGAACGCCACCATTCCTAGGGATTCAAGGTTTAAGATAACGTCTGTGTCTTTTCCTACCTTCATTAGCTTACCATTTTACTTTATTAGCCCAATACGCTGCAGAGCATTTCCCTTTAGCTATATTCTTTGCACCCGCTCTCTTTATCGCTGACTCTTTTTTAGCTTTATTTATCATACGTAAATAATTTCGTAATCCCCGAAGGTTGTGTTAGTATCCCAATTCATTATCTCGAAGCATTAGGGTTGTAAAAAAATGTTGCGTCTACTTCAAGCCCATTTCCTGCGGCACTACCTAACTCAAACACAAGGTAGTTTTGGTCTGTTATAGTACCAAAATTTAAACCTTGACCTGTGAAAAAAGATAGTGGTATTTCAAACGCATGCCACTTGTTGTCTCTTGGTAAGACATAATCAATGCCCGCCCCCGCACTTGAACCAAAAACAATTGAAGCTTCAGTTGAGTTTGTTCCTAACAACTTTATAGTAAAGTCGTAGGTTTGAGCAGATTTAAGTGCTATGTGGAAAACAAAACCTGCAAAGGGTGTAAAGCCTATTGAGTTTGAGGCGTTAACATTAAATCCTCCACCACTCCAACCTAACGATGGTGCTTGACTTGTAGTTTGAAAGCTTACCCAACCGCTACTTTTTGTGTTGTAAAAACTATTACCTGAATACGGCTTAGGCTCTAAAGTACCGTCCCAATAATACAGATTTCTACCTTCAGATGGGTTTATCCACATCTCCTCATCAATTTGGTCACGTAGAAAATCACCTCCTGTTTGCTCAAGAATGTATACATAGTAATCATTCTTAAACAACTCTTCGCCCGCTCCCCAAGTAGTTGATAGGAGACCGTTACCTGAACCTATTCCTATGCTATTACCTGTTCCTATCATATTACCAAAGGGCTACAATGTTCTGTGCGTCTGTTCCTGTTGCAAATACTTTTAATACGTGTACCGGTAAGAATGAACCTGTTGGTACTCCTGTAAACTGAATCTCATCACCACCTACAGTAAGAACTTTAAGGTTACCCGCGAGCCCTACATAAAGAGTACAACCATTGTTTGGGTTGTCAACTTGTGAATATATAGTATATGCTGTGCCGTTAGGAATAGAAGTTGTACCTTCAATGTTTAACAGTAATTCATTAGTACTTACTACGGAACGAACTTTTCTTGAACCTGCAGATGTTACAACAATGTCTCCAACCTTAACACCTTGAGCTACAAAATCAACACCAACTGTTATGTCTTTCATGCTGTTTTGTCCGGCAGGAGTTGTAGATGTACCCGTTGTTGTTACTGCAGCTACATTAGGTATGTTAACATCATCATTTGGTATTACACCTAGTGCTCTACCGACCTGTAATCTTTGATATGCCATTATTTGTTTTTGTTATAGGGGAATGCCCTGTTTAGTGTATCTTTTCTTTTTCCGCAACCGCAGTCATGGCCCGTAGCTTTACTTACAGCCTCAACAACCTTTTTAACTCCTGTTGCTTTTGTAAACTTCTCTATTGAATCTCCTAGTCCTCTTGATTTCATTATCTACTACATCCAAAGTTTTTAGCGTAGTTTGCCATTTTGACAACACGCTCTGTATATTTATCAGTGTTCTTCATTACAGCACTAGCTGCTGAACACGCATTTTTAAAACCGTTGTTCTTAGCCCAAGCTGTAAACTTACCCTCGTTTGATTTTTTAATCTGAGGGAATTTTTTTGTCCTTCCCTTTGTGGCCATACTACTTCTTAATTATAGCTCCTAAGTGCGCTCCTACTTTGCGGCCCTTAATACATTGGTGCTCGTAAGACATTGAGTGGTCTCCACCGTATGCGTGGCCGTAGTCTTTCTTTGACATAGCCTTTGACTCATCACGCCTATCTTTCATTGACTGTGACTTCTTACCGTTCTTAGCACCTAAAGACTCGTCTAATCTTGAATTATAACCTTGCTTTTTCATAACATTATTTATTTTACACAAAGATAGCTAAAAATTATTTTAAGTTGACTTAGCCTGTATCACTGTCCAATTAGTTCCGTCAGACCATATAGCCACACCGTTGTAGGGCTTATTAAGTACATAGTACGGGTCCCCATCAACCGTTTCAGGAACTACAGGTGTAACGTGAACTTTATCATTTGCAGTAACCGTTGAGTCGTTTGTAATACGTATAACCCTGTAAGGAATCTCTGATTTTGTTCCCTCAGGTATATTAGTCATCTACTTCTTCTTTTTAGATACATACGTATCGTTCCACACACTTGCTAAGTCATTAGCCCTTTGCTGCTTCCATCTCTCAAAACCTTTCTTTCTAGGTCCTGTATATGTAACTATTCCTGCACCCGCACCCTTTAAGTTCTTTAGTTTCTTCTTATTAGCCTTAAGCTCTGCGCTTAAAGCATTTACCTTAGAAGATGCTGTATCAGGGTTGGATAGCTTACTCTTTAAGGACTCTATCTTTCTACTTACTCTAGTTAATTTATTTTGCTTACTAGGTTGTTTCATAATTGCTATATTTGTAATTACAAATCTACAAAATTAAATCGAATGAAAAATGACTACCTAAAGTATTGGAGAGTAATACGATACTTCATAAAGGCCAAGTACGGCCTCACGCAATCAGACCTTGATGTTATACTATTCCTAAACTCAGAGGGTTACTTCACCAAAGATAAGTTCAATGAGTTTGATGAGCTGTTAAGTTGGGAGGATAAAAGGTTTGATAGATTACATGCCAAGGGTTGGATACAGACCTTTAGAAAACGTAACGGCCCTACCAAGGCAGTGTACGTGCTATCATACAAAGCTAAGAGGGTATGTACCTCTATCTATAAAAAACTAAGTGGGGAAGAAATCCCCACTAGCCAATCAGCAAACCCTATGTTCGCTAAGAATGTCAAATACACCGATAAGGTGTATCGAAATTTTATAAAGAATCTAAATAAGTCTATACGACAACAACGACATCGTGCTCCTGAATAATGGTAAACTGCTCATCCTCAATGAACATGGAGTACCCCGCTCTACTATCATAGTAAATCGTGTCTCCCTTATTGATTACAGTTACGTCAGTACCCGACTCAGCGACTGTTGCTTTCTTGTATCTTATGCCATCGACATCATCTCCTGAGAGAAGTAGTCCTGACTTTGTGGTTATCTCTTCCTTAACCTTCTTGATTGCAATATATTTTCCTATTGGTTTCATTTAGTATCCTGTTAAAAGTTTAAGTACATCATCAATAGCTTTGTGCCTGTGGTTGTCCTCTAGGATAACCTTAAACACATGGTCGCTATCTTTTATCTTTGCGAGCTCTTGTATCGCTGAGTTGTTTACATCCCCTAGGTCAATCTGTTGGTTGTCACCGCAGAAAATCATTATCGAGTCCTTCCCTAGCCTACCTAGTGCCATACGCAACTGCGCCTTGGTGAGGTTCTGAAACTCATCCACTATAACCACAGCGTTGTCAAAGGTTCGTCCACGGAAGTGTGCTAGTGACACTAGCTCTATCTCCTCTTGCTCAACCATCTTAGCTATCTTGTCAGGCTTGTTATATACCTTACGCATGTTAGACATGATAGGTACAAGCCACGGCTCTAGCTTCTCCTTCTCGTTGCCGGGTAGGAAGCCATTGTCCTCAGTGGCGATGGTTGGCCGAGTAATGATTATCTTATTGTACTGACGCTTGAAGAACATATCCAAAGCCACCTGTACAGCAAGGAGGGTCTTTCCCGACCCTGCCTTACCTACAACAAAACTGAACGCGTGAGCTATAATATTCTCCTTGGCACTCTTCTGCTCTGTCGATAAGCTTACGTTAAACCGTACATTCCCTTTTGGGGGTGTCTTCTTCTTGTTATCCATTACTTAGTGTCATAGCTACGAGCCATTGTCACGATAGCATTAGTACTGAGAAGTGTGACAGCTACTGACACAGCGTTTTGAAGCGCGTTCTTAGTAACCTTCATTGGGTCAATAACACCCATACTCATTAGGTTACCATACTTATTGTTCTTCACATCGTATCCGTAACCCTTCTTAAAGATACCCTTGTACACCTCGTCATACTTTAGGCCTGCATTCTCAAGGATTGTTTTGATAGGAGCCTTAAGCGAGTGACAGATTATCTCACAAGCAGCCTTCTTCTCATCAGACCAATTGCTATTCCAATCACACGAGTCAGCGATGTTAGCCAACGCCAACCCTGCACCCGGTAGTATACCCTCGACGGTAGCTGAGCGAACAGCGCATACAGCATCGTCAACACGGTCATGTAACTCCTTCTGCTCTAGGTCAGTCTTACCACCAACGTATATAACGCCGATTCCGCCCGTTAGAGACGCTATCCTTGACAGAATGAACTCTTTCTCATCCTTACTCATTGAAAGCTCGTGAGCGTCCTGTAATTGACTCACACGCTCTTGTATAGATTCTTCTGATACCACCTCATCATCCTTGATGACAATTGTTTGGTTTCTTCCAATGATAACCTTCTTAGCCTTACCCAAGTCATCCGGAGTAATTAAGCTTAGGTCGTCACCCGTTTTCTCGCTGTAGTAGGTAGCCCCAACAGATAGCGCGATGTCGTTCATCAGCTCATGCTGCTTGTAGCCAAAGTTCGGCGGCTGTATCACACAAACCTTCAACCCGTTCTTCATTACGTTAGCGGCCAACGTATTTACCACGTTAGTAGAGCACGGCGCAATAATAAGTAGCTTACTGTTATTTGAGATGATAGGCTTGAGTACGTTCTCAATCTGTAGGATGTTACTTATCTCAGCGTCACTAACCAACACATGAGTGTCCTCTAGTATACACTCATCCTTCTTATGGTTATTGATAAATAAGTTTGAGGTATACCCTCTATCTACCTTAATACCCTTAGTGGTCTCATAGTAGGTCTCAGCAGTTTGACTGCGCTCAACAGTAACAATACCATTTGAGCCTACCTCCTTATACACATCAGCAATAATCTCACCAACCGCAGGGTCATTGTTAGCTGATATGGTAGCAACGCTAGCTAGCTTCTTGTCGGTAACAGGCTTGCTCATCTTCTTAAGCTTGCCGACAACCACATTGGTAAGGTCAACCATCTCACGTAAGACAGCAGTCTTGTTGTGCTTAGACTCTATAACCTTCTCCCCTGCACGCACCAAGGCGTTAGACAAGACAATAGCCGTAGTCGTTCCATCACCCGCAGATACAGCAGTCTTCTCCGAAGCCTCCTTCACTATTCTGACTGCTAGATTCTCCACAGGGTCAAGCAAAGCAATTGACTTCGCTACAGTAACACCATCCTTGGTGACTGTCATCCCATGCGTATGTTCTTGTGATTCAATAAGCACCGTGTTACCTTGAGGACCAAGTGTGCTCTTTACTGCATTAGTGATTTTCTCTAAACCATTAAATAGTTTCTCTCTACCATCGTCAGAGAAATGCAACTCCTTTGGAGTGTATCCTGTTTGATTCATTGTTATTAGATTTGATTTCCACAAAGATAGTAAATCTTTTTTTATATCCCAATGACGAAAATCACAAAAGGGGTGGCTCACTATATATATATATATTTTTTACCTCTCTCT